CCTAGACGGGCGCTGCCGTCTGCGACCACAATGGCGACCCAGGAGATAGCACAAATGGCACGAGAAGGCACCGCAACGCCCGTCGATCCGGGCCTGATCGCCCGCTTGGTGCAGGGCGTCCGGTACACGCTCACCGGGGTCAAGCCGGACAACTGGTTCGGCCCGAACCAGCCCTTGGCGCCGGTCGCCCAGGAGCAGGCGCTCGGTCGCCAGTTCGACTACCAGAGCGGCATCAACCTGCGCACCACCCCGCGTGCCAACGAGGCGATCAGCTTCGAGCACATGCGCGGCCTGGCCGACGGCTACGACTTCCTGCGCTTGGTGATCGAAACCCGCAAGGATCAGATGTGCTCGCTGCGGTGGACCGTGCGCCCCAAGGACGAGAAGGTCGCGCCGGACGACCGCTGCCACCAGATCGAAGCCTTCCTGGCGATGCCCGATCAGGAGCACGACTGGCCGACGTGGTTGCGGATGCTGCTGGAAGACATGCTGGTGCTGGATGCGGCCACCATCTATCCCCGCAAGACGCGAGGCGGTGAGCCGTACAGCTTCGAGCTGGTGGACGGCGCCACCATCAAGCGCGTCATCGACGAGACGGGCCGCACGCCGCTGCCGCCCGACCCGGCCTACCAGCAGGTGCTCAAGGGCTTGCCGGCGGTGAACTACAGCCGCGATGAGCTGATCTACGCGATGCGCAACCCGAGGACGAACCGGGTCTACGGCTACTCGCCGGTCGAGCAGATCATCATGACAGTGAACATCGCCATGCGGCGGCAACTGTCCCAGCTCCAGTACTACACCGAGGGCAACATCCCCGAGGCGATGATCGGCGTCCCCGACACCTGGAACCCGGACCAGATTCGGCAATTCCAGGACTATTGGGACTCCATGCTGGAGGGCAACACCGCCGCCCGGCGCCACGCGAAGTTCATCCCCGGCGGCATGGACGTGCACGAAACACGCCCCGACATGATGAAGGACGTGTTCGACGAGTGGCTGGTCCGCATCATCTGCTTCGCCTTCTCGATCAGCCCCAGCTCGATGATCGCCCAGGTCAACCGAGCGACCGCCGAAGTCTCCAAGGCCACCGCCGACCAAGAGGGCATCTTGCCGACGATGCTGTGGGTCAAGTCGGTGATGGACCTGATCGTGGCGCGGTGGTTCGGCGCTCCCGATCTGTGTTTCCAGTGGGCGACCGCCGACGACCTCGACGCCAAGACGCAGGCCGACATCCACGCCGTCTACCTCACCGCCAAGGTGCTGACCGTGGACGAGGTGCGGGCCGACCTGGGGCGCGATCCGCTGTCGCCCGAGCAGCGCGAAGAACTGTTCCCGCCAATGCCCGAGCCGCTCGCCATCGCGGCCAAAACGCCCGAGGACGAGGCCAAAGACGAGGAAGCCCTGGCCGCCCGCGTCAAGGCGTCGATGCCGGACGTGCACCACCACATCAACGTGGCCGCGCCGCAAATCACGTTGCCCGCCATGCCGGACATCAAGATGCCGGACATCAGGATGCCCGACATCAAGGTCGAGGCGCCCATCGTCAACATCCAGCCGCCCGAGGTGCTGGTGGACATTGGCGCCACGACCGTGAACGCACAGTTCGACCACCGCCGCCCCGTCGAGGCCTCGCCCCCGCGCAAGGTCACCAAGACCATCGTGGCCGAGCGCGACAAGGACGGCAAGCTGGTCGGCAAGGTCGTCGAAGTCAGCGAGGACGACGGCTCGACCGTCACCAAGACCATCAAGACCGAGCGCGGCGCTGACGGCTCGCTTTCTGGAACAGTCACCGAGGAGTAACCCATGCCACTGAACACCCAACTTGCGAACGCCACCGTCAACGGCCAAGCCGACAACCTCTCCACCCGGCTGAACAACGGCTGGCTGCGCATCTACAGCGGCACACAGCCGACCAACGCCGACACGGCCATTGGCGCCCAGGTGCTGCTGGCCGAGCTGCGCTTCAACGCCACGGCGGCGCCTGCCGCGTCCAACGGCGTGCTGACGTTCAACGCGCTGACGGCGGACACCTCGGCCAACGCCACCGGCACGGCAGCGTGGTATCGGGCCTTTGAATCGAACGGCACGACCGTGGTGATGGACGGCTCGGTCGGCACCACCGACTCGAACCTGATCTTGAACAGCGTGGCGATCCAGTCCGGCGCCCAGGTGTCGGTGACCGGCTTCACGCACACCGTCCAGAAGGCCACCAGCGGCCTGTGATCGGAGGATGACCCGTGGCCGATAACGTCCCCATCACCGCCGGCTCCGGCACCAACATCGCCACCGACGAGGTGAGCGGGACGCTGGAGCACGTACAACTGTTCAAGCTGGCGATCAGTGCGGACGGCTCGCGGACGCTGATCCCAGCGGACGCGACCAACGGCCTCGATGTGGACGTGACCCGCCTGCCGGCGCTCCCGACGGGCAGCAACATCATCGGCCAAGTCCAGATCACCAACGGCTCGATCACGCTACCCATCGACACCGCCCACAACGACGGTGAGAGCGCGACCGAAAACCACCTCGACGTGGCGGCCAAGGTCATGGGTCGCAACGATGCGGGCACCTTCGACAGCCTTCGCGCCAACGTCAGCCAGAACCGGACGGCGCAGTACGCCACCGCGCAGACCGGCGTGGCCCTGTGGACGCCGGCGGCGGGCCGGGCTGTGGTCATCACCTCGATGCAAATTCAGGTCGGCGGCACGACGGCGGGCACCCTGCAAGTGTGGTTCGGTGGCGCGGCGGACACGACCTACACGCGGGGCACCGACTTCCCCATCTTCGACGGCGAGTTCGCGCCCAGCGCGACCAACCGCCCCGGCGTCTATGTCACGTTCCCGGTGCCCGTGCGTGGGACCACGGACTTCGTGCTGCGCGTGACCTCCACCGGCCCGCTCAACCCGCTCACCGTCAGCGTCTGGGGCTTCGAGATTTAAGCCATGCCGAGCGACTTCTTCCTGCGCTCGGATGCGTCCGGCCTAGGGGGCGCCGGCCAGCGGCGCCTGTCCCATTCCGAGCCGATCACGGCGGCCATCACCATCAGCGGCACGGTCACGGTGAACATCCGGGGCCTAGAGTCCGCCAACACGGTCAACGCAGGCCGGGGCATCCTGATCGAGCGCACCAACAACGCCGGCGTGGTGCAGTCCACCATCGTGGCGGTGACTGGCGTGCCGGCCACGATCACTGAATTCACCACGGCAGACGCGGCCAACGGCGCGGCGACCTACACCCCGACCAGTACCGCGATGGCGGTGGGCGAACGCATCAGGGTCACGCTCTCGATTCGCAACGTCGGCACGATGGGCGCAGGTACGGCCACCATTAGCCACGACGGCCCGGCCACCGCCGTGGCGGGCGATACCTGGGTGCGCTTCAACGAGAACATCCTGACCGACGAAGTTCTTGACGTACCGGCCTTCGAGATCAGAGGGCGGAATGCCTACTACGGGTGAAATCATGGGCGACATCTTCCTCGGCGCGTATGCGACCGAGCAAGAAGCACTGGACGCAATGGCGGCGCGGGATGAGCCGCCGGAACAGATGATCGTGGTGAACGACGGCTACGATCAGGAACACCCCTGGCGGATCAAGTGGATTCGCCCCGACTGAGGTAGCGCATGTCGTTGCTGCTGCTGTTCAAGCCGTCGGCTGGCGCCAACGTCAGCGGCACCGCAGACTCCGCCCAGGCGCAGACCACCAGCGCCTCGGGCGCGGTCACGTTCGCCGGCAGCGCGACGACAGCGCAGGGACAAACCACCACCGCAACCGGCGCCCAGGTCTTCACGGGCGCGGC